GTGAGCCGGATACGGATAATCAGGACGGTTTAATAAGAACCCACCCTGAACAAGAACCCAAAGTAACAAGAACCCAGGGAGCGCGCGTGCGCGCGCGGCCCTCCAAATCTTCGAAATCGAAATCTCGGAATGGATCGACAGGCAATCCGCTTGTCGCTGCCCTGAAGGAGTTCGCCGAATGAACGCTGTAGTTGCCACCATCACGCCGAAGGCCTCGGCAGAGATCATCCAGCACCTTGCAGTGCTCTTCGCCGGGTACGACGTGCCGTTCGGCGACCGTTCCGAAACTCGCAGAGCCAAGGTGGCGGGTTACGTGTGGGCTTGTGAAGGCAAGCCGTCCGCTCTTGTCGAGCATGCCGTGAAAGATTTTCTGTCCGGGAAAGTGAAACGGTCCCCTTCGCTGCGCTCGAAGCTGCCAACCTCTGAGGAGTTCGCCGCGCAACTCGAAGCGAGAGCCGCTGGCGGTGGACAGGTGATTGCTCCCGTACCGACAACCATAGCTCCACCGTTCGGTCCGGTTTGGATGGCTAAGCTGCTGTCGATCGTGCTTGCCGGACCGGACAAGGCGATGGTGAAACCACCGATGTTCATCGCCAACATGATCGCAAAGGGCGGCGAGACCGGGGAACGGTATCGCCTCCAGCATCAGGCGACTAACGGGTTCGCAAGGGCTCGGGAGCTTCTGGGACGCGCCGAGCACGGGCAGAGCTACCCGGTCGAAGAGGCGTTCGAAACGCTGGCCGGGATGATGGAGCCGGTGCCGGTTAGGGGCGATGTATTCGAAGCATGGCGCGGGGACTTCGAGCGGCGCGGATGGCCTTGGCTTCCGAGCACCGGAAAGCAGCGCGTGGTCTATTTCCCGAAGGGTGGACCAGCAGGCCTCGACGCCTTCGCCGTCTCCTTGGCCGAGATCGAAGCGGGTCCTTCCGAGCGTCCGCCGTCTGCGGGTACAGGCGGCCCCGGGATTTCTGTCTGTGAGGTAAATTTCATAGGTAAAGCGAATTAATACAATGGCTTAGCTATGCAGGGAGGGCATAGCTAACCGGTCGAAACAGGATGCGGAACATGACGAAATTCGAGAAATTCATGGATGAAACACCGGCGGTCGGACTGCTGATCGCCCGCGATTGCGCCGCGCTGGGCGCGCTGGGTCTGACCGATCTCGAAGTCGTCCAGCACCAGCTCGCCTTTGGCTGCGAACTGCGGGATCGGTTGATCTCGGCCGGCTTGGCGCGCGGTGAGGCGCTGGACGTGGTCAATGCCGCCTTCCTGGCCGCCGAGCGCGAGATCGCGGGGGTAGAACTGTGCCTCACGGCAGAGCCGGAGGCGGTCCAATGAGCCCGTCGAAAATCATCTGGGGCGCGTCGGCGATCGCCGCCGCCATCAACGCCAGCCCGGATTTCGTGCGCCGTACATTGGTCGGGATGCCCGACTCGCCGGTGCATCGCTGCGGCCGGCGCTACTGGGCTTTCGAGGCCGAACTGCGCGCCTTCTTCCGGCGACTTAGCCGGTAAAACCCACTCAAACCCACTTCCGCACATTCAAACCCATTCAGGCTTTCGAACCTCCTCACGTAGATTTCCGCCATGATCCTCAATCGCATCCGAGCCCTGTTTCGCTTTTCGGCGCGCGGTTACGCCGCGGTCGCCGGCGGCCGGCGTTCGCGCGGCCGGCTCGACATGGCGGCCACGCTGTCGGCGATGCATGCTGCACGCGGGCCGCTGGCACGGCGGGCGCGGTATCTCGCCGCCAACAACGCGCTGGCCGCGTCCGGCGTCGAAGCGTGGGTTTCCGCCCTGGTCGGAACGGGCGTCAAGCCGCAGTCCTCGCATGCCGATCCAGATGTCCGCGCCAGCCTCAATCTCGCATTCGAGCTCTGGACCGACGACGCCGACGCGGACGGCCTGACGGATCTGTACGGCCTTCAGGCTATCATGGTCAGGCGCATGGTCATCGACGGCGAGGCCTTCGCGCTGCTGGTCAACACCGACGATGGGTTGCGGGTGCGGCTGCTGGACGCCGAGCAGGTCGACCCCAGCCTGAACCGCGAACTGCGTGACGGCGGCAGGATCATGCAGGGGATCGAGTTCGACGCAGCTGGCCGGCGCGTCGCCTACCATGTTCTGCCCGAGCGTCCCGGCATGCCGTTCGCGTTGCTGCCGCTGACGCCGAAGCGCGTGCCGGCCGAGCTCATGGTGCACATGTTCCGGCCCGAGGTCCCCGGCCAGGTGCGCGGCGTGTCGTGGTTCGCACCGATCATGCTGCGAATCGCCGATCTCGATCAGACGCGCGACGCCCAGATCGTTCGCCAGAAGATCGGCGCCATGCTCGCCGGCTTCATCAAGAGCATGAACGGCTCGGGCCAGCCCTTCGAGGGCGAGCAGCAGGGCGGCGCGCTGCTCGGGGGCCTCGAGCCGGGAACGCTCAAATATCTCGGACCCGACGAGGATATCGTTTTTAGCGAGCCGCCGACGATCGGCGCCGACGCGATCGCCTTCATGAAGCTGACCGAACGCGAGATCGCTGTCGGTCTTGGCCTGCCAGCCTCGATCTTCACCGGTGATCTTTCCGACGTGAACTATTCCAGCATCCGCGCTGGCCTGGTCGAGTTCCGCCGCCGTGTCGAAGCGCTCCAGCATGGCGTGATCGTCTTCCAGGCGCTGCGTCCGATCTGGCGTCGCTGGGCGATGACCGAGGTGCTGTCCGGCCGCGTGAAATCGACCGTCGACGCGGCCCTGCCGGCGAAGTTCATCACCCCGAAACAGCAGTGGGTCGATCCGGCGAAGGACGTGCAGGCCGAACTCGACGCCATTGCCGGCGGCCTCATGAGCCGGCGCGAAGCGGTGACCTCGCGAGGCGTCGACATCGAGGCGCTCGACGCCGAGATCGCCGCCGACAACGAACGGGCCAAGGCGCTCGGCCTCACCTTCACCAACCCGAAAAAGGAGGCCAGCAATGCTGACCCGCAATCGGCCGCGTGAGGCGGCCGGGACATTCACCCGCGCCATTCCGGTCACGGCTTCGACGTGGAACGCCGAAAGCTGGACCTTCGAGGTGATCCTGTCGGCCGGCTCGCCCGTCGAGCGGCAGGACAGGCGCGGCAGCTTCGATGAAATCCTCGATGTGCGCGGCGCCGTCATCCCCGAGCGCCTGCCGCTGCTGGATTCGCATAACCGCTTCGAACTCGACGGCAAGCTCGGCGAGGTGACGAATATCCGTCTCGACGGCAACCGCCTCGTCGGCACGGCCCGCCTGTCGCGGCACTCGCCGCTGGCGCAGCGCATCGCGGCCGAGATCGGCGACGGCGACCGCTTCGGCGTGTCCATCGGCTATGCCGTCCCGCCCGGCAAATGGACCGAGCGCGTCAACCCCAACACGAAACGGCGAGAAAAGGTCGCGACCGCCTTTGACTTGCTGGAAGCCAGCCTGGTCGCGATCCCCGCCGATCCGGCGGCAACCACGAGGAGCCATGACATGGACCCGGAAGACGAGAACGAGAACAACAACCAGCCCGGCGTGCAGACGCGGGCGCAGATCAACGCCGAAATCCGCTCGATCGCAAAGACGACCGGCCTGGACGATGCCTGGGCCAATTCCCAGATCGACGGCGAGGCGACGCTCGACGCCGCCCGCGCCGCCGCGCTCGCCGAAATGCAGAAGCGGTCGCAGGCCGCCGGCGGCATCCGTACGACGGCGGCGGTCGGCCAGGACAATAACGATCCCGTCGCGATCCGCTCCGCAATGGCGGACGCTCTGGCGCACCGTCTGGCTCCGGCCGCCTGCAAACTGGAAGGCCGCGCCGTCGAATATCGGGCATGCCGGATCCTCGACATGGTCGGAGAGATGGCCGTCGCCGGTGGCGATCGCATCAACCTTCGCGACCAGGACGCGCTCCTGCAGCGCGCGGTCGGGGCGCACAGCACCTCGGATTTCCCGTTGCTGCTGTCCGACGCCGCCAACAAGGCGCTGCTGGCGCAGTACCAGGTGGCCGCGCCGACCTATCGGAAGTGGGCGGCGCGCAAGCCCTTCGTCGATTTCAAGGATCATCAGTTCCTTCGCGTCGGCGACTTCCCGGCCTTCAAGGAAATGAATGAGAACGGCGAGGTCAAGTACGGCACGATCTCCGAGAACGCCGAGAAGGTTCGCGCCAAGGAGTTCGGCACCGGCATCGCCATCGGCCGCCGTGCGCTGATCAACGACGATCTGTCGGCGCTGTCCGACTTCTCGTCGATGATCGCCACGCGTGCCGCGGTCGACGAAAACCGCCTCGCTTACGGCGCGCTCGTCGCCAACGGCAACCTCTCCGACAACAAGGCGCTGTTCCATACCGACCACGGCAACAAGGCGTCGTCGGGCACGGCGCTCGACGCGACCAACGTGGCGATCGCGGTGGCGGCGCTGCGCGGCCAGAAGTCGATCGACGGGCTGGCGCTCAACCTCCAGCCGGCCTTCCTCGTGGTCGGGCCGGCGCAGGAAGTGGCCGCCCGCCAGCTACTGGCCGCGATCGTCGCCACCAAGTCGAGCGACGTGAACGTCTGGACCAACTTCGCAGAGCTGATCGTCGACGCGGAGATCACGGATAACCGCTGGTATGTGTTCGCCGCGCCCGGGGCCGCTCCCGTCGTGGTCTACGGCTACGTCGCCGGCAGCGAAGGCCCGCAGGTCCGCACCGAGCGCGATTTCGATACGCAGGCGGTGAAGGTCGCCGCCGGCCTCGACTTCGCAACCGGCGTCATCGACTTCCGGGGCGCCTATTTCAACGCCGGGACCTGACCATGACGACGCAGGCGGACCTTGAAGCGCAGCGGGCGGAACTGGTTGCCGCCCGCGCATCCGGCGAATTGCGGATCGTCTTCCACTCCGGCGGCACCCGCCGCGAGGTGGAATACCGCACCATGGTCGAGATCGAAAAAGCGATCGCGGCCATCGATCGCGAACTCGCCGGGCTTCAGGGCCGCCGCGTCAACACCTTTCTCCCTTTTTTTCCAGAAGGATAAAGAACATGAAGAACTTCATCCAGCCCAGCCGCATCGTGTCCGTACTCGCGCCCGCCACCGTCAAATCCGGCGACGGCGTTCTTGTCGGTTCACTCTTCGGTATCGCCGAGTACGACGCCGCGTCCGGCGATCCCGTCGAGATCATCTGCGAGGGCGTGTTCACGCTCCCGAAAACCAGCGCCCAGGCATGGACTGTCGGCGCCAAGATCTACTGGGACGGCTCGAAATGCACGACCGCCGATGGCTCGGGGTCGAACACGCTGATCGGGCACGCCCTGGCTGTCGCCGCCAACCCGTCCGCCGCCGGGGTCGTACGGCTGTTCATGTAGCCAGGGCTGCGGGGCGCCGGCCGGCGGGTCCCGGCCAGCGCGGGCGCGTCTCCCGCCGGGTTTTCCTTTCCCCGTCACGACGCGCAACCGCCATCACAGGAAACGACAATGGCCGATTGGCGCAATCTGGAGCGGAAGATAGACGGCATCGAGGCTCGCCGCTGGGGCGAGACGGTGCGGCTATCGTTCTTCGACAGGGACGGGCGGTCAGATCCTGACCGGCAGCAAACCGAAATCCGCGCCATCCTCCATGTCGCGGGCGACGTGGCCGTACAGCCGGGACCTGGATTCAATACTCGGCTTGCCACCGGCACGGCCGAGCTGATCATAGACCGTTCCACCTATGCAGGGCCGCCGATCCGCACGGAAGACAGCGTGCGCGCCATCGAGCGCGACGGCGCACCGCTGTTCGACGTGCGGACAATCGGCGACCGCTTTTCCAATCTGCTCGTCCTTTCCCTGGGGCAGGCGTGATGGCGGCTCTTTTGAAGAATTCCGAGGGCGGAGGGCATAGCGGCAAGGCCGGTCGCAAACGCCTGGCGCGTTCCGCCCGCTGTGAAGACATCGCGCGCCAGGCGACGGCCAT